TGATCTTTGATTGAACTCATTTTTATACTTTCATATTGTTTTAATTTCGTAAAATAGACGGATTTCTAAATAAATAAAAAATTGAATTCAAAACTGACAATATAAATTACTATAAAAACAACATCACATCTATAATGACACTATTACAACTATTAGAATTGATAATTTATTTATACTTATATTGTAATGTCTCTATTCATGGAAATAATAAATTATGTAAAAATTGTAAAAACTTTATTCCTTATAAAAACAATCAAATAGATGGGTTTGGATTATGTAAATTATTTGGTACTAAAAAATCACATGTTGACACAATTGACAAAACAAAAATAATTTTTGAATTCGCAGATCATTGTAGAGAAAATGAAAATTTTTGTGGAGAAACGGGAATATTTTATGAATCAATTCATGATTCCACATCGTTACAATACGAACTAGATAAAAAAACCACATACGTTGAAAACAATACTACTACAAACCCTTCAAAAAAATATGTTGAAAAAAAATTAGATGACGACATCAAAACTATGATCAACGATTATTATAATTATATTAGAAACGACAACGATTGGTAAGTTATGAGTACTTTTTCAATATAACAGCGGGAATAAGATTGTCCTTCATTTTTTCCAATTTTTTAAAGCATTTATTTATAGTAACTTCGCTAATTTCACTGATGTTTTTTACATCATGCTTACTAATATTCAAATTACAAAACTGAGAAATGAAATAAACGATTCCAGCAGCAATTGAATGCGGTGTATTTTCCGACATTAAATTCGATTTTTCAATTTTCATGGATATAAATTGACATAATTTGGTGAGTTCATTGTTTATGTTTAATTTACTACAAAAACGCTCTATAAAGGCTTCTGGTTTTGTTTTTCCGAAAATTGTTTTTTCTTTATTATCCATATCTTTTTCAATATTATTGATAATTGACAAAGCATTTTTACATCCTTTTGTAGCACTAGTAACATCTAAATGAAATATATTCGCAATTTCTTTAGCTGTCCTCGGAAAATTATTAATCCTACAAGATATGTAGATCGATGCGCCTATGATACCATCCCTATTGTCACCTCGAAATGTTAATTCATATTCCGATATTTTTTTATGATATCGTATAGCATCATCAATGATCATTTTGGGAATTCCAGCATTTTGGGCCATAATAGTGATTAATTGAAATTCGTCGTATTGAGATTTTTCTTTGTATGGCATCGACTGCCATTCTGTATATCGTCTTATTTTTCTCATTTCATAACTCATGCCTCCATTACAAAGTACTTTACAACCATATGAAGATTCTTCTAATAATGGATTAATTGGCATACCACATCGAGTTGGGTCTGAATTTTGATTATCATCTGCCCCATAGTACCTCCATTCAGCTGATTGATCTACGATATCTTTGTATATAATTCCACAAGTTTTATTAGTACATGTGAGAAATCCTTCATCAGAAAATGCTAAAATAGATTCACAGTAATCACAAAATTCTCTTGTGCCACATTCTCTGTACATACATTCTAAATTATTATTCTTATTTTTGGATGGGTCATTTATTTCTGAATCGAATATATTCCATAATTCTTTTTTATTGATATTATTCTTCTTTCTTTTACTTATTCCTTTAACCATATATTTTATATTCTTTTCGTTATATAAAAATTTTTTAATTCAATTTTATTTTATATATTTATGATATATGGGAAATAGTCCTTCATCAACAAATAAACAAGTAAATCAACCAAAAGAGTTTTCAAATTTTTACCAAATTATTGATTATATAGCAACCTATTATATTTTAACAATGGATTTCAAGAGTTTATCTAATTTATCAAGCAAAGAATATTGTGATGAATTAGTAATTATTACAAGTGATATAATTAAAAATCATTTTAATGATTTAGAAATTACCTACTTAGCACAAAGAATTAAAAATGGAGAAGAAGTAAATGAATTGGCTAAAGAAAATGAAATATTTGTTAATAAAGATGAATTAAAGGGTTTAGATGTTGATAATGATACTCAAAGATCAATTAAAAAAAAACGTATTTGTATTGGTATAGCTAAATTTTATGTTAAAATAGCTCATGTTTTTGCTGCTATAGTAAAAACAATAAATCCTATTTATGTATATAAAGATGAAAATGGAAATACTGTTAAAACTTGTCTTTTGGAAAAAGATAAAATTCCCAAAAATATACAACGAAATTTATATAAATTAAATATTTGTGATAACAGAATTCGAAAATTAAGAAAGGTGGATGTAGATGATAATACAAATCAAGTCAATGTACACCCTAAATTTTGTAACTTTAATTTAGATAAAAATGGTAATGTCAAAAATTTAAGCGATGAACCAGGTATCATGGAATTAAATCAATTATATTTAGACGATAATTATGATTATTCAAATGGAACATTTATAGGTATGTCAGAATCAACGAAACAACAATTTCAAAAAGATCTACATACTTTTTATACAGCTTTTACCGGGAATGACAACATGCCATCAGATATTAAAAAGTTTAGTGATATCAAATTGAGAGATTACCGTAAAAATAACGGATGTCAAGGTGAAAATCCTCTTTTCAAGAAAAATTATATTTTATCTAAAAATGACAAGTTATATATTGAATATGCTAAAAACATTAGTAACATGATTCAAACTGCTTCCAATAATCAACAAAAATTGTTAGGCGTGATTAATGAGTTGTTTATTTTTGTAGATGATCCATATTCAGATAAAAAAAAAATCAGAGTAAATCCAAAATTAACTGAGACTTCACTACAAAAAATTGTAGAAAAAACAAGGGAAATCATAATAGAATTATACGTTAAATGTGAGTTGGATTATGTTAATGGTATTAAAATATATGAAGCAATTGTTGAATCCAAAATATTGGAGACAACAAAAAAACAGATTGAAAATTTGGAAAAGAAAGCGAAGACGATAATTAGTGAGACTACTAAGCTAGTCTAATTTGTTTTCTGTCTTTTTGTCAACAAAACATTGAAATAGTAATATTACTAAAATTTGATGAATAAGTGGTAAAATTGACAGTAATAATAACGAGCTGAAGACAATCTCTAAATTAGTGAATTCCATTATGTAATACAAATAATTTGTATTAGATAATTGAATTGATAAAATATTTCATTTTTTTTATATATGTCCTATAGGACCAAACAATTTACGAGCATTTATCAATGCTTGTCTATTAAGAGCTATTTTTGCTTTTTCCAATGATCCGGTTTCTTTCAAAGTAGCTCGAGCGGCTTCAATAGCTGTCTCCCATTTCTCCTTTTTTCCTTTCATTGTATTTTTTTTTGTCTTACTGTGTTTATTCTTAGTGTCTTTATTGAGTTGTCTATTATATTTCTTATGTAAAGTCTTCTTCATATAATTACTAAACATTTAATTATTTTTATGAAAGTAATTAAATTATAATTTTAGTTTTTTAGTACTTAAATAGTTATATATTTAAGCACGGACACGAGCAGCAGCGGCAGCGCGAGCAGCAGCAGCAGCAGCAGCGCGGGAAGCAGCAGCAGCACGGGAAGCAGCAGCGGAAGCACCTCTAGCAGCGGAGACTGATCTAGAAGCAGACATTGATCTTGAAGCAGAAGCGGCACGGGAAGCAGCAGCGGAAGCACCTCTAGCAGCGGAAGCAGCACGAGAAGCAGCAGCGGAAGCACCTCTAGCAGCAGCGCGAGCGCGACCACGAGCCATTGAACGAGCAGCAGCGCGAGAACGCATCATTTTTGAACCAGCACGACGGGTATGAGCCATTTATATATATATTCAACAAAAAAAAAATAACGAAGAATTAAAAATTTGCTAAATGTTTTTTTATAAATTGTATAAATTTGTATACAAATATTTATTATTCCCAAATTCTATTTGTTGAATGCCACCACATTTTGTCTCCTTTTTTAACATCAAATATTGTCCTAAACACTATCAATCTAGAAAGAGGAACATTACATCTATATTTGTCTAAAGGATGTGGATTTGTTCTTAATTGAGCTTGAATTGCTCTTTTACTGATTTTTTGTCTTTGTTGGAAAGCGAAAAATGTAAAAAACATTTTAAAAGATAAATCTTGAATAGGAAGAATATCTTTATTCTTTAATTGAAAATCTCTTAAATATTCACGACATATCGTTAAACCAGAAATATCAGCTAAATCTTCTCCTATACTAGGCCAAGCGTCAAATTTAATTCCATCGTATAAAGCAAATGCTTCGTACTGTTTTACTACATCTTCTTGTATTTTTTTAAATCGTTCGCTGTCAGTGGGAGTCCACCAATTTTTTAATTTGCCATTTTCATCATATTTACTACCCAAATCGTCTAAAGCGTGTGACATTTCATGCGATAATGTAAATCCTATGTGTGCTAAATTATACTCAATTCCTCTTTCGTCCAAATCAATAAATGGTTTTTGTAAATATCCTAAAGGTACATAAATACTGTTACTCGATGGCGTGTATGAAGCATTCACTATATATGCTTGCGTTGATACAAATTTTGGTGGCAATTGAGACCAATCTAAAACTGGGAAATCTTCTACAGGTTTACCTTCTAATGATATGGCTTTATTATGTCGCCAATAACATATCATCTTTAGGTTCTCCCATAAATCATATTCCGCGTAGTCCAATATTGGATCAGGAGCCAATTTCTTTGGTGATGCTATTTGTAATTTTAAATTGTATAATTTTTTTAACGCTTCTTTTTTTGTATTTGGTTGTAACCATGTATTTCGTTTTATTATTCTTATGAATACTTGCTTCAAGTCTTGTGCTAAAAGTTTTACATACTCGATTACTTGTTCATTTTTATATTTTAGAATGTATTCATTCGATAAAAAAGTATTATAAGCGAATCCAAGTGAGAAGATTTTATACAAATCAAATGGAGCACTAGTAAGCATACCTCGTTCAAACTTACCGTGAAAATTATAATATATTTGATATCCATTTTTATCAAAACGAATTATCATTCGTATATAAATATAAATCCAATAAGTTCGCCATTCAGGTGTATTCCATTCTTTCAAAAGTAACTGAACAATACATAATAAATAATTCAAATCAGAAGTGATAAAGAAATCAGGCGGGATTTCAAACCCTAGTTCTCGTGAATATTCATTCCAATCAAACTCGAATTTTTCCATTGCTTCTTTGCTCGTAATTTTATTATAGATATATGAATCATTCGTTGTTTTTATTATATTACATGAAAAAGCATTTGCTATTTTTACTTCAACATTGAAAACATCTTCAACGTTAAATTGGTGATTTTTACCAAAGAAAAATTCAAATATCTCGTCTATATTTTTCAAATATTTTGCTTTGTATTTTTTATTTTCATCGCTTGTTGTATCAAAATATACATTTAAATCGATTAATGAAAGAGTAGGTCCTCCAATATAAGATCTAAAAATACCTGGCTCTTTATCGTCTGGGTTCAATGTCCATATTAATGGCAATCCCCAGTTTACGATTTCATTTTGATTCAATTTTGCTAAAAATTTCCATAAATTTCTTTTATCAACAAGTAATTCATCTATTATTTCTATAACATTTTTAGCATGTTTAACAAAGAAATCCTTTTTATTATATTTTTTCGTAGTTGATTTGTAGAAATTAATGAAAGAAGTATCAAATTGTGTTTTAGTATTTTTATGTGTTTTGATATATTCTTCTATAATTTCAATTAAATCTTTATAGACCTTATCTTGGATTAGTCTAAAATCGTCAAATTGAACTATATAATTCTGTTTGTATTCGGGATTGAAAGATTTTAACCATCGTTCATTGATATAAGAATAAAAATCATCTTGGGGTTTGATCTTTGAAGGACTTATAGCAGTTTTCAAATCGTGAATTATTTTTTTGTCTAAATGAAAATTTGTTGATAAAAAATCCGAATTTTTAATAATAAAATCCTTTTCAAAATCGGATTCGAAAGAAGTTAAACCTACTAATTTTCGTGTTTTTTTATTTACTTTTTCTTTATTTAGTTTTTTATGAGTAGACATATTCAAGATGATATTATTATATTATATTATATTAATATAATAATTAAATGTCAACTATAGCAAATTCGCCCTTTTTACCTAATCAATGTGCGGGTTATTATAGTATATCACCAAAAACAATAACATTACAGCAAGCATATGCTAATAACGGTGCTATTGATAACAATATTCCTGACACAAGTGTATCCTCTTCTTTTTCCGATGGCTATTTAACCGTGCCATTATATAGTGAAAATGGTGATTACTTGAATAATGCTTATGTTATGGTTTTTACAAACACCAGTGAAAATTATAATTTAGCGGATAAATCCTATACTGGCTATTTTAAATTTCAAGGTCTCGATACAGCAGAAAATGCTGTTTATATAATTGCTGTCGGAGGTGGAGGAGGTGGAGGAAGTACAACTGGTAATACAAACACTGGTCCGGGTGTAGGTGGTGGCGGTGGTGGAACAAGTTTATTTTGGTTTAATTCCTTTGATTCGGCGTTTACATATGCTGTTAACGTAGGTGCTGGTGGTACTTCGTCGAATGGTTATGGTGGACAAGCTAGTGGTGGAGGTAATTCATTCATTGATACTTTAATACCAACTAGTTCTAATAGTTTTTCATTTAATTATAATTTGATGACAAGTTATGGTGGAGGCGGTGGCGCAGGTAACATCAATTTAGGAGGGAGTCATAACCCAGGAGGGTCCGGTGGAGGAACTACGGGAATACCTAATTGGGGGACATACCAATCAATTAACGTTGATAATATAGGTCTCGGTACATTTAATGGAGGTGGTGGTGGTAATTATAATGGTAAAGCTGGAAGCTCGACTATGCCAGAAATCAGTAGTTTAGAAAATACATATGCTACTACTTATATGAATGAATTACCATGGTTTAGTTATTTACAAAACTTTGTTCCACAATTACAAAATTCATATGGAGGAGGTGGAGCGGCCGGAGGTAGTGTGACATTAACTTATGATTATGATATTGAAGGAGAAACTTCACCTTTACAAAATAATCAAGGAAACAATGGGAATTATTATAGTCGTGGTGGACAAAATGGTGTAGGTGGAGCTTATTTACAACCAAATATAGGAAATTTTAGCGGTTCGAGTGGTTATAGTTATGGTGACGGAGGCGGTGGCGCATATTATTCTGAAATAATCAGTAACTATTTTAGTTATGTTTATGAAGATGAATGTGGAGAAGAGACACTGGTAACTAATGAAACCACATCCGTCTGTTATAAAGCCGCTCTAGGTGGCAACGGTTGTGGAGGTTGCGTAATCGTTATAATGATTCTTGGTTATAATAGTCTCGCGTGTAATCAAACTACTGATTCAACAATAAATCCGTCACCATCAACCCCAGCCCCAATACCTCCACCACCTCCGCCATCTAAATCATCATCTGCGTCGGCCGAATCATCGATGTCATCAGATGAAATGGATTGTTGTGAAATGACAGTTTCTACGAGTCCAGTAGATCAAGATAATACAATCGAAAATATAAATTTTATTAAAAAAATACTAGCAAGCCCAGAATATAAAACCATTTATACCGCATTACAAACTAACAAAAGATATTTTTATTTAAATTATATTCAATCATCAAGGTTATATACTGCTTATAAAAAAATTTTACATTTAATCTATTACGGAAGTTCAAAAGTTCGTTTTTATAAACAAATTCCAGGTTCACCATGTAATTATAGAAGTTTAGTATTCATGGATACAAGACGGGCTTACCATCTAAAATCTAATGTGGATATTTCCATAAATATCATATGTGTTGGTGGTGGAGGAGGGGGAGGAGAATATTTATATGGAGGTCTAGCAGGAGGAGGCGGAGCAGGAGGAAGTATTAATTTGAAAACAATAAATCTGATAAATAATGAATTGTATGAAATTAAGGTTGGTGCCGGAGGTCAAGGTGCTTATGATTATTATGTAGCTCATGATTATTATGTAAACAAAGTTGTTGGAAATGGAAATAATGGTGCGTGTGGTGGAAGATCTAGCGTTAATTCAATTAGCAATAATCAAACGTTGATAAGTGCTGATGGTGGTGGTGGTGGTTATAGTTATTATCTTGGCGGACAATCATCCAGCAATGGGAATTACGGTTCAAACTCAATCAGTGGAGGTAATGGTGGCAATGGTGGCTATGGTTCTAATACAACATTGACTGGAAATCATGGTACATATTATTTTAATCAACCTGGAAGTAATAATACCACTCAAATTACTAGTATAATGCCAGATTATCAAAATATATTAACTTATTTTGATACTAACAATTTACAATTAACAATAAATGGTACACTATGTCAAAATATAATACAAAATGTATACTCTGGAGGCGGTGGAGGTGGATACTATGGAACATACAATAATAGTGGTGTTTCGGTGTATGGTATGCCTAGTGTAACCGGTTATAGCAATGGTCTACCTGGTGGAAATGGTTATGGTGGTACATCTGGATTGGCTTATTACAAAATCAATGGAAGTAGTCTAAATAATGTTAATTCAAATTTTATTGGCGGTGGTGGCGGTGGTTTATGTATAAGTAATCAACCAAATAATGGATATGGTGGACAAGGATTAGTAATGATGTATTGGCAAGCAACTACTACAAATGAAGAGGAAGAGAAAGAAGGCATAAAAGAAACTGTAAAAAATATGAAAGAAACTGTAAAAAATATGAAAGAAACTGGAGCAATAAAAGAGGCTATGGTTGACAATAAGCAAGAAATAGAATATTGTTTAGACCGTATAGCAAGAGATGTGGAATCGATTGAAATATATGAACAAGATATGGAGGGTGTTTATATTTATGGATCTTATAGTATAGGTTGATATGGTTCATATTAGACAAGTATCTCTAACACATTGTACATAATACAATTATATTTATCAAAAACATATTAAATGGTTCTCTTGATAGTATTGTAACTATGTATTTATTTATAATACTATCGTTTTTTTTATTGACACAATCGCTCAAAATAGAACCAAAATATTGCGTTAATTGTAGATATTTTATTGTACCTGAGAACGGTGTTAAAAATGAATTTGGTAGATGCTCCAAATTTCCATTTGAAAATCCAAAAAATTTAGTGGATGGAATAATTCGAAAAGATGACTTCTTATATTGTTCGACGGTAAGAAATTTAGAAAAGTGTTGTGGTAAAAACGCAATAAGCTTCAAAAAAAAATATACAAGACAAAATGATAAAAATAATAAAAAAGAATCAAAAAAACACGAACTACCTAGATAAATTTGTCTTCTATTTTATTTAGCAAATCATCACCATATACTAAATTACCTGATGGTTTATAAGATTTAATTGATGTATAATTCTTTTTATTTTTATTCAAATTAGATACATCTTGTTCTCTATTAGTAATAAAATTCATAGCATTTTCTTCTACATTGTTTTCATTCTTATTTTCAATCAATTTTTGTCCATGTTCGTTAATAACAATACCCGTTTTCTTTTTAAGCTCACTTCTTACATAAGAAGGTACCCAATGTGCCCAACATATAAATAACGCATTGGGGTGTACATATTTCACACTAAACCCATTGTCCTTTAATTTGTCAATTAAATAAGCAATACACGAACCCTGGTCATATTTTGGAACGCCTATAATAATTTCAGGTACTATAAACCAGCAAAATTGTTCATCTATTTTTTGCTTAGATACTGTTTTGATTCGAACGTGAATACGATTTAAAATTTTATTATAAAGTGCTAATTTATTCAAGTCATTTTGTCGTTTTTTTTCATACAATTCATCTATATTCAATTTTTCTGAAAAATCTTCTATGTTTTCCAAAGTAAAGATAGTTGCCATGATAAAAAAATGATAGAAAAAAACTTGTCACGAAAAACAAATTAAACAAATTATTTTATTCTGATTAAATATATTTTAGAATAAAATAATAAAAAAATTAAATCATAATATACACATATAGAGATATACACGACAATGACAATAAAACATCTAGTAATATCAGGCGGCGGGCCTTCTATGTTACAATATTTATCTGCTATCCAATATTTAAGTGAAAACAATTTCCTAAACTTGAATAACATTGAAACAATTTATGGTACATCAGCAGGCGCTATTGTAGGAATTTTGTTATGTTTAAAATTCGAAGATTGGGAAATATTAAATGATTATTTTATAAAGCGTCCTTGGCACGAGTTATTTCATATGAAAATAAATTATATTTTTGATGCGTATACAAAAAAAGGTATTTATGATAAAAAAATCGTTGAAAAGGTTTTTAAACCGCTTTTATCTGCTAAAGATTTACCCATCAACATTAATTTAAAAGATTTTTTTAAATATTCAAAAGTCGAGCTTCATTTTTATTCATTTGAAGTGAATAATTTTATCACAGAAGATATATCTTATTTAACGCACCCCGAATTAGAACTTATTGATGCTGTCATGATGTCTTGTGGATTACCTATAATATTTACACCTGTAATTATAGATAATAAGTGTTACATAGACGGAGGAGTTTGTGCTAATTACCCTTTGAAATATTGCGTTGATTCTGGCAAAGCAGAGGATGAGATACTAGGTTTTACAAATCAATATAATGAAGAAATACAAAAGCAAAAAAAAATATGTCAAGAATCCAATTTACTTGATTTTATATTATACTTTTTTTTCAAAATGTTCAATAATTTGACGTTGACTATTCGTGTTCCGTGTATAAAAAATCAAATTATTTGTAATGTGGATTATTTAAGCTTTAATTATTTACGTTCAACCATAAATTCAGAGGAATTACGGAAAGAACTTTTTCAAAAGGGAATCGAATCCGCAAAACACTTTATTTCTGAAAATAATAAAATAGGGAATTCCGATATTGTTTGACAACTAACAACTAACAACTAATAACTAATAATTGTATCCCAATGATTTATCAAGTATTTTACATTTATTATATAATTCTTTTGATAAAATAGTATCATTCGGTATTTTTCCTATTTTTAGTCGAATAGAATGTTGACCTTCTAATCCATATGCTTCTTTGTCATTTTCTGGATATTTGGGTAAAATATTTTCAAAATCATGTTCAAAATATTCCCAATTACAAAATTCATAAATTTTTTTAATCGTTTCTTTTGTGTTATTAGTTAGATCATCATATGTAATAAATAAAAAATTATTATTTTGATTATTTTGTTTAGCCCACATAAGACCAGCAAGTGGCTTCATAATTGGATCAGTTCCTGCGCGAAAAATATTTTCGTCCCAATTAGCAGGGTAAACAACATTCTTATTGAATAATTTAATAAAAGATTTTACAATTTCAATGATGGGTCTTTCTAATATTATTATTTTAAAATCTTTTGAAATGTAATTTTTTATTATTTCAATATTAGACGGAACTGTCCAGCATCGACATTTATCAAAAATAATTGGTTCTTCTGCGTTTTTATAATATAAGTTAGGTAATTCTTTCAATATATCATTCACAGAATCTAAACGATTACATGCTGTCATTTGTTCTTTGGAATTAATTAATAACGAATTCTTTGTATCCCACATTAATTGACAAAGCGCTGAATTTCCTTCGGCATGAATTTTTGGATTTTGTCCTAAAATTGCGGATAAAAGCGTAGATCCGGTTCTTGGTAGACCACTTAAAAATACAAATTCTTTCATTTGTGTTAAATAATATACAATCTATCTATATATTTTTATATTGTTATATTGTTTTATTTATAAAACTGTATTCAAAAATTCATTTAATGTTTCACTTGTTGGTTTTGCGTCAAATTCTATAATTTGGCCATCTTTTAATAACTTAATAGTAGGAAATCCTTCAATATTATATTTATTCATCATTTGTTCAGTTTCAGCCGTTTCATTTGTACAATTAACTTCTGTGAAAATAATACGGTATCCATGAATTGTTTTGTTTTGATGTTCATTTTTAAATTTTTCCCAAATAGGCTTAGCTGTTCTACAATGAGGACACCAATCTGCGTAGAAAAATAATAATTCTACTTGTTTATTTCCGTTTATAGATGAAGTATCATTTGATTTATTCTCGCTATTGCTATGGTAAGCAGTTTTTAATTTTGGAACTATGTAATAATAATAGTAATAAATTGCTAAAGTAATGAAAATAACAATTGATATTATAATGAAAACACTTGTTGTGTTAAACTTAAAACCATTGTTCATTGCTCTTGAGAAATTGCCGCCAAAATTATTCATAATTTATAATATATAAAAATATAATTTATTCTCAATTGTTAAACGAATAAAAATAAATATAAAACTACACGATATAAAGATGTGTTATTATACTATATAACAATATAGCGGTATTATGATAATAACAAGACTAGATGGAAAACTTGTTGAAATAAATAAATATGATTTTAGCAATGATGTGATATATTATGAAAAAATTATGAATATAAAAAAGGGGTTCATCGCAAAAAAAGCATCGTCTAATTTTTTGAATGAAGGACAAAAAATAGGGGAATCAAATACAAAGGCTCTAATTAGTAATTTTTTACATATTCCAATTCACCTTTAGAAGCAACTTTTAGAAAAAGTTGCGCAAAAGTCAAATCCACCTTTGGGAAAGGTGGAGCCAAAAGCCAAATCCACCTTTGAGAAAGGTGGAGCCAAAAGCCAAATCCATCTTTAGAATCCACCTTTTAGAAAAAGTTGCGCAAAGGCCAAATCCACCTTTGAGAAAGGTGGAGCCAAAAGCCAAAACAAATTTTAGCAAAAAATTGTGTAAAAATTTTTGGTTTTACCTTTTTCTAAAATGTAAATATAAAAGGTAAATATAAGAAGATGACAAATAAAACAAAAAAAAACAGAGTATTCAAAAGAAATGATTATAATGCGCCCGATGGCATGATTACCAGTGTTTGGGGACCACCATTATGGCACTATTTACATACTATGAGTTTTAATTATCCAGTAACTCCTACATTAGAAGATAAAATTCATTACAGAAATTTTATTTTAAATCTTAAGTATGTTTTACCATGTAAATATTGTAGAATGAATTTAAAAACTAATTTTAAACAGCTACCATTGAAAATGTCACATATGAAAAATCGTGAAACATTTTCCAGGTATGTATATAATCTACACGAGTTAGTAAACAAAATGTTGAATAAAAAATCAAACCTATCTTATTGTGACGTGAGAGAAAGGTATGAACATTTCAGAGCGCGTTGTACAGATGAAAAACCAAAATTATTCAAATTTAAAAATTTTCAAACCAAAAAAAATAAAGAAAAAGGGTGTACTGAGCCTTTGTACGGGAAAAAATCAAAATGTATCATTAATATTGTTCCTCAAGAAGAAAAGGGACCTAGTATTCAAATCGATAAAAAATGTATAAAAACACGTGAATGAAGCAAACTGTAGTTATGATTTGTATATATTATAACTATGTTTCAAGTAACCTCTTAGATGATGATCACTCAAAATTTCCTTTCTGATCGGTATAATTATTTATTATTTATATAATATATAAATAAATGGAACATTTAGAACAATCATCAACGAATTTTGATTATGATTTTTCATGGGGATTATCTGAGAAATTGTATAATGCGAATCTTTTAATTCCTATGTATAGATTTTTGTTTAGTTCTATACCAATGTGTAAAGATATTACAAGCAATGACTTACCTGAAGAATTAAAATTAGATAAAAATGAATCTGATTATGATGATGTTGCTAAAATTTATGATCAAATTCAAAAAATTAATCAACAGGTGATTAATGTAAACGTAATCGCGCAAAAATATTGTTCGCAACAATATGTTGTTACCAGACAAGCACAGGTTTATATGGATAATTTATTAGAATTGTTGATATCTCAAAGTAAGGAAATGGATTCAAATACTTCTGCTACGTTAATGCAAGAATTAGAAAAATTGTTGAATATAACAAACAAAGAAATCGAAGACAGTGGATTTAGTCAACACGGTGGAATGAATATACAATCGATAATACCACAAATGATTCTACTTTTAGTTTTTTTAATCAATATAGCTAGTGAGTCGTCTATGAATGATACTGTATCATCAAATGAAACAGATGCTACACCCAATACATTTACAAATCCGTTTAGTGAAATCGCTATTATAACTGATTCCAAAAATAATCAATTGAGAATCAACGATAAAATTTATGAAATTGATCAAAATAAATGGGTGGATATGTGGATTGACTTGCCTATTGTGGAATCAAGAGAGCAACCAGTAGAAAAAGCACTTCAAGTTTTCAATGAAGCCAAGAAAAAGAGAGAATCTGGACGTTTAGCTTTAATTACTACGTTTGGAGGTCTACTTGTTTCTCCGACAGGAGAAGAAACATTGGCTAAAATAATCTCTGAATTTAATAAGAAATCTGATCAATTTGAAAAAGAAGCACAAGATGTTTGTCTTGAATTGATGGATAAAACCAAAGGCGCAAAAACATTTGAAAATTTCAAAAAACTCACTGAAATAGAACAAACAAAAGATAAATTGGAAATTTTGAATAAAAAAGTAATGACAGGAGAAACACATTTAATAGATTATATTACAGCGTTAGGACTTGGTGTTGGTTATGGAATTGCTACTGGTGACATAAGTCCTGCTACAGCTGCGATTAGTCACACGTACAACGAAATCGAATCAATAATCGCAAAATATTTGACTAATGGCGAATATGAAAAAGAAACCGCAGAATATAAGAAAATAATGAAAGATTCAGATGAAGAAAATGAAATGATAGATTCGACAAATAATCAAAAATTTGAAAATTTATTGTATACTTACTCAAGATATTATTGTATGGGTACTTTTCAATTTCAATTGGATTATAAAGAAGTTTTGGATGAAAATGATGAACCCATCAAAGCAATCAGTGTTGTGGGTGATCGTGTTGATTACAATTCATTTCTGAATTACATTCAAATTATCAACAAAAACATCGAACTAACTATTGCGTCTTTAGTTACTGAAGATAACATGAAACCATCAACGCCAAATAAAATGAAAGCTCTTACCATTTTGATAAGTCTCAAAGAGAGATTTCAAATTTTGGAAATGCTAATAATTAAATTAGGCGACATTGTCAATTTTAATGCTTTCATCGAGTTGAATAGACAATTGGGTCGTAATCCGGGACCGGACTCTTTATCGAATGTTGAACGCTTTTTCAATAGTCAATTAGTTTCGCTAGAGGATACATTGGATAGTTTAAAACAACAATTTCCTATGCAAGCCAAAATTTTAGAAAAGCAAAAGTTGATTACTAAAGAAAAAGAAGAAATAGAAAAAATGAACCAAGAAATTACAATGAGAGAAGTTGAACTCGAAAATAAAAAGAAGGTCTTTGAGGCTGGTCTTGCTGCTAATTCTACTGTAGCTAGTGCAAAAGCAGTTGCTACTCAATTACAATCGTATTGGGATATCGGTACAAATATTGTTGACGACGCTGGAAATAAATTTAGTGAATTATCTCAAAAAATCGTAACTGCTGCTGCTCAAGGTCCTTTAGGTGTTTTGAAAGGGGTTGGAGATTTTTTTTCAGGACTAATAAAATATCTGCTTTTTTCACAAGGAGGATTAGCTATCATCGGCGTTTTATTGTCATCTTTATGGTTAATTGGGTGTTGGCAATTAGCTGGTGCTATAACTTTTATAAAAACTGCGTGGGGTTTCATAGTAGGAGTAGTTCGTGGTCCTTTTATTATTTTCTATTATTTTATCAAAACACCCATTGGTATCGTTTGTAAATTTGTTAAATGTGTTTATAAACCGCAAAATTTAGAAATAGTATCTACTCCACAAGTTGTAGAAATTGTAGAACCACCAAACCCGCAACAGCAACAGCAACAGCAACAGCAACAGCAACAGCAACAGCAACAGCAACAACCATTACTATTAGAATCCGCACCAGTAGCGCCAGTAGCGCCAGTAGCGCCAGTAGTTCCAGTAGCGGTACAACAAGTTGGACCATTACAAAATAATAATAATGAGGACGAAACAATGGTTGACGCTTTATTAGCCCTAAATCCAAATACAACTCAAGGTGGTGATAGTAAAAAAAGTAAAATTAGTAGAAACCAAAAAACAATGAAAAAAAAAAATATACGAAAAAATAATTCATTTAAGAAAAGGAGAAATCGTAAAGTAAAAACAATAAAGAAATAATAACACCAAATTATAGTATAATTTTGTAAATATAATATAATTTTCATTTTACATACCAAAACTTGAGAAATCGTTTAATACTGGCATTGGTAAACCGCTGCTGTTCATAGCATTATAATTAGGCACTTTTTTACATTCAAAAGAAGGTTCTGGGCATCTAGCGCACGCAGGGCATGGTGGACATTTTTCTTGTCTTGGACATGATGCTGCGCTAGGACACATTGGACATACAGGTGGTACTATTTCAGATTTAAGAATGTAAAGATTTTCTTGACCTGGTGGTATTTGACTTCTTGGTATTCCTTGTTCGCTTGAGTATGGGTTTTGTCCCATCATTGTCATTGTTGAACTCTGAGATGAGTTTGAATATGGTTGTCCCATCATTGTCATCGTTGAATTCTGGGATGGGTTTTGCGGTGTATTGAACATACTCATAAAATCATTACTTTGTGGTTGTTGTTGTGTAGATGAAACATAAGTCATCGTTTTACCGTTATATGTAACATTCAATGCTTTTACTCCATTTTCTCCACTAACCACCACAGCGGTTGATAGATCAGGACCTTGATATTTACTAACAAAACCTGTAGCATCTGGTGTGCCACCATATTCAATAGTGTTACCATTTAATTTTACGGTCAATGTATTTGGACCATTTGAGTTAACTGTAGCAGTTGATCCATTGGGTCCATAAAAAGTAATAGGGCTTGTATAAGCATTATTAGCAAAAGAAGAAGCATTATAAACATCCCCTGTACTTCCATAATAGGTATTGGGTGTATTGTTGTAGGTTTGATAATTTGGAGTATATTCGTTGCTTGAACCTGAATGTGATGTAGTAAAAAAATAATTACCGGAGGATGTCTTGATACGTATTGCTTGATGTCCATTCAAATTAATTATTGTAGCGCTAGCACCATTTGGACCCGTAAATTTATTTATAGATGAATCATTCATATTTGTATTTGTATTTGTAAAACCTTCTTTTGTTGTCGGTGTAAAAATCATAGGTGAGTCATTTGAATTCAACATGACTTTCAAAGAAGGTTTACCATCAGTTTGAATATTAACCATTACTGAACCTCCGTTTTTACCATAAAATGTAGTACCATTTGTCAAGTTTGAAGAAAATTTTGAATAATGGTTATAATTATCGTAATTATTGTTCATCCTTTGTTGTGTATTCATGTTGTTCAAATCATTATTCATTACGTCACTAGTCGAGTCATTCATATTTGTCACATGATTATCATCATCAATCTTGAATTTTCCGGAAAAGTTTCCAGAAAACGCTTCTTTGTAGTATTTTCCTCCTAAAAATAAAGATATTAATACAAATATAATGATAATTCCGATAATATAAAAAATCATTGTTTTTGTTTTCATTGTATAATTTATATAGTGAAAAAATTATAAAATAAATTGAAATATAAAAATAATTTATATACAACATATAAATTAGTAAAATAAACCAAAATGAGTTCACGATTACATAACTTAATTAAACAAAGTAAGGAAATAATAGAGGATAAAGATGATTTTAAATTCACATATGAAGATGAAATTGAAATTGACGATCCAATAACATCAACATCAACTCCGATATCCAATCCGAATCCAATTAAAAAAAGAATAAGAGAAAAACAACTAGCACTACAGCAATTTCTCCTTGAAGATCCCAATATTTTTGAGATTGGGGTCGATGAAGCCGGTAGAGGACCTTTATTTGGGAGAGTTTATACAGCAGCTGTTATTTTACCTAAAGATGATAGTTTCGATCATTTTAAAATGAAAGACAGCAAAAGGTTTTATTCCAAAAAACAGATTGAGGAAACTGCTGATTATATTAAAAAAAATGCGTTAGCTTGGCATGTGAGTTTTGAAGACGAAAAGACAATCGATAAAATCAATGTATTACAAGCGACTCAAGAATCAATGCATAAATCTATTTTAGGAGTTAAAAAAAAATACAATGAAATTATGAAAAATAAAGATATAACCTATTATTTACTAATTGATGGTAACTACTTTAATCCTTTGATAAATTTGAATAAAAATACAAACAAATTGGAATCGATGCCATATTCATGTATCGAAGGAGGTGATAATAAATTTACAGCAATAGCAGCAGCTTCCATTTTAGCAAAAGTAGAACGAGATAAATATATACACGATTTATGTAAAGAACATCCTGAATTGATTGAAAAGTACGGTATTGATCAAAATAAAGGTTATGGTTCAAAACAGCATCTGGATGGAATTCGAAACCACGGTATAACTGTTTGGCATAGGCGCAGTTTTGGAATTTGTTCGAAATATTAGATAGAACAAATCATCCATAATATTTCTTTATACATTTTCTCATTTTGAAACACAAAATCTTCAAGGTTGCTGTAAGATCATTTCCATCATCATATATAATATCGTCAATTTTATAATTATATTCTTTAAGTTTGTTTATAGCGTTATTCATACCATTTTTTCTTAATTGGTATACTAATTCTTCATTATATCTTGTAAAATTGTCTCGCTCAAACTTCCATTTTTTTATTTAGATAAATATATCATTTTGGGTTTACCTTTTTCTAAAAGGTAATTCTCTTGTTTTGGGTTTACCTTTTTCTAAAAGGTAATTCTCTTGTTTTGGGTTTACCTTTTTCTAAAAGGTAATTCTCTTGTTTTGGGTTTACCTTTTTCTAAAAGGTAAAATAAAAATTGATATGATTTTATTCTTTTTATATTTATGTAATTAAATATAATTATAATACAAAATGGTAAAGATATGTGTATTTGATACGGAAACAACAGGTAAACCACCAATTTTACCGGGTAAAGATTGGAAAGAGAGAAATCAAAACGATAATAAGTTATTGGATATTCGCGATTTCAATTCTACTTCTTCACTTTGGAAGAAAAGTGAAATCATTGATAATTGGCCAAGTATTATTCAACTTGGTTATATAATATATGATTTGGAAGACACAGAAAACGCAAAGATTTTCAGTAAATACGTAGAAATTCCTGAAAATATAATAATTACGGAGGGTTCTATCAAAGTCCATCATATAACAAGAGAACTAATTGAGAACCAACCAGCTGAAAAAAAAGCACCTATCGGTATGATTTTGGCGGAATTTTTGAATGATATTATGGATCCTGAAGTAACCATCGTAGTTGGTCATAATGTTCAATTCGATCGTAAATTTGTAATCGCTGAATTATTAAGGTTGGGTCGCGAAAATAAACTTACTGAAAATGTAAATCACTATTTAGAATTTTTGATGGATAATCGCAAATTTGAATGTACAATGAACTTAACGAGTACTATTTGTAATATACAAAATCCAGTTTATTATAAAGACAAAAAAACAGGTGAGGACAAAATGTTTTACACAATTAAACCCCCAAAATTATCCGAATCATATGAATATTATTTTGGTTATTTGCCTAGGGGAGATGAACTACACGACGCATTGATTGACGTGGTCGTGTGTTTACGTGTTTTTATGAAATACAAATATAAGCAAGACGTTTGTGGAAAAAACGTAATTATTACAGAATATATTGAGAAAATATCTCCAGAAGGTTATGTTTGTCCACTTGATATCACAGACAAAATAGAAACAATATTTGATCTAGATCACGCGAGTCAAGATGCCATTACTATTATTATTCCTGAAAAAAAGAAACGGGGTGGTAATCGTTCCAAAACTAGTAAATCGAAAAGAGGTCCACAATTACGAAGAAGTAAAAGGATAAGGGCTTTGAGGAAAAAATAAACTAAACAAAATAAATAATTTACATACGACGCGTTTTCCTACCCAATTTCTTCATTTTATATTTTCTAGTAGATTTTCTAGTAGATTTTCTGCTTTTCTTATATTTATATGTTTTTTTGTTATTTTTCTTGGTCCTACTACTACGTGTTCTTTTATTTATCTTACCGCCTTTAAATACACTGTCAGCATTTTCGACTTCTCCAATAGTACATAATTGTATATCATCTGAATATTTTTTCATGTAACCTGCTAAATTCTTTCGTTTCATACATTTTGGTGCGAATATAGATTCCGTTTTAAATGCTTCTTCAATTTCATCGTCTTCACATCCATCAATATCATTCAGTAAATTTTGCGTAATATTTGTTAATTCATAAAATATATCATCGTTTATTGCTTTGTCTAATAAAGCCTGTGTTAATGGTTCGCGCTGTTTTCTTTCACCGAAAGGTGCAAACGCCTGAACAAGTATACTATTGCTAACATTTATTTCATGACACAAATTTCCGTAGCGATCATCTACAATAAAAGTGTTGAACTTATTGAACTTATTTCCAAATTTTGGATTATCCCATACCTGTTTTAATGATTTGGGCATGTCATCGTTTTGAATATCTTCCGCACCATATTTGAAAATAAATGTATCATCTGGTAGATCAAATTTTTTACAGATAAGATTCGCAATGTCATCCGCATATTCTCTCTCTGAATATGTCCATATTGCTACTTTAATTCTTCCACTGCGTTGTGCCATTTCAAGAAATTGTTTTAATCCTGGTCTAAAAAAAATAATCTGTTTTTTTTCTTCGCCTAAATCTACAAAATCTAAATTATTTTCTATAATTCTTTTTTGTTCAAGTGTAGCATCTTTCCAAAAATGGTACGCATTTTTATTAATATATTGAATTAATGTTTCATCAATATCAAAAACTACAAGAATATCTCGTTTACTCATTATATAATAATTATATTTTATATAAAATTATTGTGTAATATATAATATACAATGTCAACAGTTTATGGTACGGACGCATCCAAATAAAAAGAACAACAAAGATGAATTGCGGTTAATTCACGGACTATTACGCTGTAAGAGCGGTTGTGGGTCGTGGAATAGAGACCCTAATGGTTAATCAAATATCTACCAAATAGCAAAGAATGCGATAAATAACATAGAAAGACCAAGTTATTTATGTAGAGAAATAAAAAGTAATCAAAGTGCTTCAACGAGTGCTTATAACCAAACTTTATGCGGGTATGAAAATACCCAACTTTGAACCTCTTTTTGTTAGCACTTTTTGTGCGAACTTAAATGTCCAAAGGTGTAAAAACAGACCCTTATAGCTCAAGCTGAACACATCTCACAAATTTCGTCATTTTCAGATCCATAATTAGGGTTTTTATTTAATTCTGGTTCTATTGTAAACTGTTGCGCTTGATGTTTTGCTTTTCGCCTTAAATAATAAATCCCTGTTTTTAACCCTTTCTTCCACGAATAAAAGTGCATGGATGTAAGTGTATTATAATTTGGATCTTCTACCCATAAATTCATCGATTGACTTTGACATATAAACGCTCCTCTGTCAGCAGCCATGTCTATTATATGACGCATCGGTATTTCCCATACTATTTTATATTTATTTCGAATGTGTTCTGGTAGCATAGTCAGTTGCTGTATGCTTCCTTTATTTGCTATTATATTATTTTTAATATCGTCATTCCAAAATCCCAATTCAATCAATTCTTTCATCAAATACTTATTGACAACGACAAATTCCCCAGCTAATGTACGACGACTATACAAATTACTGGTAAATGGTTCGAAACATTCATTAAAACCTAAAATTTGCGATGTTGAAGCAGTGGGCATAGGAGCAACTAAAAGTGAATTACGCAAACCATGATCAACAATAGATTGTTTAAGCGAACCCCAATCATAACGACCAGGTGTAGGTTCAACACACCACATATCAAATTGTAGAATGCCTTTTGACGCTGGTGAACCTTCGAACGATTGATATGCTCCAATGTGACCAGGTTTCAAACCATATTTTAGGCCATTTGTATAGGTTGTTTCATAAATCATTTTTGAATCGTCTGCTTCCGTAAAATCGTACTGATCCGAATATTTCTCTTTTATTTTCAAAGCTAGTTCATTGCTCTTTTCTAAAGCCGCATGATAAATTGTCTCGAAAATCAACTTGTTCGCAATTTTTGCTTCTTCACTGTGAAAAGAAATATTCATTAAAATAAATGTATCAGCCAATCCTTGTACACCAATACCGATTGGACGATGTAGCATATTACTTCGCTTCGTTTTCTCTGTCGGATAAAAATTAACATCAATTACTTTATTCAAATTATCGGTCACGACTTTAACAACTTCATGTAATTTTTCATAATTGAATGCTTTGGTTTCTTGATTTACAAAAGAAGGGAGCGCAATGGATGCTAAATTACAAACAGCGGTTTCTTTCTCGTCAGAGTATTCTAAAATTTCACAACAAAGATTAGACGACTTTATCGTGCCAATGTTTTGTTGATTCGATTTTAAATTAGCAGCATCCTTAAAAAGTAAATAAGGTGTTCCAGTTTCCATCTGAGCGTCCAAAATTTTAAACCATAAATCACGTGCGTTTACAGTCTTTCTAGCGCATCCACTATTTTCATATTGATTGTATAATTCCACGAATTTATCACCGTATACGTCGGATAATCCAGGACATTCATTTGGACAAAAAAGACACCATTTGTCATTTGTTTTTACTCGTTCCATAAATAAATCGGGCACCCATAAAGCATAAAATAAATCGCGCGCTCTCATTTCTTCGTCGCCGTGATTTTTTCTCATGTCCAAGAAATCTTCAATATCTGGATGCCATGGCTCTAGATAAATCGCAAAAGAACCGTTGCGTTTTCCGCCACCATTTTTTACTAAACCATTATGCGTTAAAAAATTATGATGATCATCATTATCTACTTCTATATCAATAACTCTACCACAATAATTCTCAACCAATTCGTTATCTTTTACAATACTAAATAAATAATCCTCGTATTCAAAAAAAGTAAATATTTCGCCAGGAATTATATTTTTATTCTCAAATAAACTACAAATAATTGGTTTTTTTGGAATTAATAAAACATATGATATTTTTTTTGTTTCTATAAATTTACCATATTTTGTTGTATGTCCTTGTCCTATTCTATTTCGAATTGTTCCACATGATAATATTCCTAACCTTAATAACATATATTTTATTCCTTCAACAATTGATTGTGAAGTGATTTCTAAACAAATTTGATGATTACTAACATTTCCATCTGTTTCAAGAATACCTTTTATAATATTCAATATTTTTTGTTTAGATAAGTGTAACATATTGGGTAATAAATATTTCTCTTTATTTTCATCATACAACATTTCATACGTAAATTTAAATAAATTATTTCTTGACCATACTAATCTGACATTTTTGTCATCTTTATAACTATATGTAATGTGTATATTCAATTTAGATAAATAATTTTCCACAAAAATCATAGTATCTTTTTTTGTATCTTTATTTAATGAAACATATGCTAGATTATTTACAGAAGAAATATTACCATCTCCAAGTAATATGCCATACATACGACAATCATCTTCACTGTAATGGGATATATCTTTTTCATATTTTGGAATAGGAAAACCTACAAAATCATGTTTATTAATATTTTTAATTTCAATAAATTCAGGTTGTATTAATTTCTTTTCTAAACTATGGATAATATGTGTAAACTTAGTTTGATAATACGTATTGTTTTTAATAACCCATAGAGGATGCATGTCGGTAGCAATTAATGGATAAAGTGTATGTTTAATATCTAATTTATATACATCACCAAAGTATTCATAATCTAACACTTTGCGAATGCTGTAAGTATTACCGTCATCTGTTATTACCTTATCACCAATAACAATATTTTTAATTGGAATAGGACCTCTTTTTGTATATACAATTGTATTTGGTTCTAAACATTGATCTACGTAACGAGCAGTGTTATTAAAAACGCGTAGCATAGGAACGATCCCATTGGATGTTCCATTGGTTCCTTGTATGAAACTACCTTTACCCCTCAAATTATGAATGTGTAATCCAATGCCACCTGCCCATTTGGAAATCATAGCACAATCTTTTAATGTATTATAAATACCATTGAGACTATCTTCTTCCATTGCGACTAAAAAACAAGAACTCAGTTGTGGACGAGGTGTAGCAGCATTAAACAACGTTGGAGTAGCGTGTGTAAAATATTGTAAAGACATCGAATCATATGATTCTTTAATTAGCTTCAACGTTTCTTCTGTGTTTTTACTACTACAATGAATACCGATTGAAACACGCATCCACATATGTTGGATTCTCTCTACAACGCGTGATTGGATCCTAAATAAATACGCTCTTTCTAATGTTTTAAACCCAAAGAAATCGATCAAATAGTCTCGATTGTGGTCGATCATATTATCGATTTCTTGTGCATTCATTTCTATAAATTTCCATATATATTCAGCAATCAAAGGTTTGTGTAAACCGTGAACATTTTTAAACTCGTATAAATTTTGCATTGTTTTCGAAAATGATGCTTCGGTATTTTTTTGATGATTGGAGATTAAAATTCTAGAAGCAAGAACACCGTAATCTGGATGTTGTGTCGAAATAGATGCGCACTGTTCAGCGGCTAACTCATCTATTTGGGTTGTTTCGATTTTATCAAAGAGTTGGTCAATGACTTTCATTACCAAAGAAGAATAATTGATTTGAATACCCACTTCTTGACCCAATTTTTTAACTCGATTCAATATTTTATCGAAAGACATTTCTTCTAAATTACCGTCTCTTTTTGTTACACGCATTTCATTATTATTACTCATTTATAATAATTATGAAAAAGTTTTATATCGATTTAATTATTAAGAATATTATTACAAAAAATAAAATTAAATTATATATAAATTATATATAATTTATATGAATATGAATCAACTTATGTTTTTATTAATTATAATTATATTAGCATTAGGAATACCAAGTGTATTTAATATTAGAAGTATAATGTTAGAAAATTATCAAAACTATCAAGGTTATAACATAGATACTAACTATTTAGCAAATTCTGAAGGTAAATATCCATTTTCTTCAACAGATGTTTTATTAGAAGATAGTTTTCCTTTAACAGGGCGAAAAGGAATATCGAATAATAATGCTTATAATATATGGTGGCATTATCCAATTTTTGAAGTTGGTTCATATGCGCAAATTACAAATAATTTGAAATATCCAAACAATCCAGATGAAGGAACATGTATGCCTGCAAGTATGTGTGGCGCGTTGTATAAAGAAAAACAATTAAAATCGAATTATATTAAGCCATTACCACCAATCGATCCAAATTGTGGTACACGAGTTGGTTATTTTACTACTGATGTCAATTTATTACCTTTTAGAACTGATACTCCAAATATTCTTTATTAGAGTAGTCATTATCTATTTTTTCATATACACATAATTTTAATATACATATAATATAATGAGTTTCCCAGAAACTGTCATTGTCGTTGTAACATGTCATGGAAATATAGTTGTAAATAGAGAAACTAATCAACCTAGAACATTTCATTTACCTGATAAAATGAAACTAATAAAAATGAGTGCTGTTACGCCAGGTGTTTGTAATTTAACAATTGATGATGACGTAGATAAATTTATTGAAACAATTCTTAATAAGAAAAATAAAAAAGAAATGAAAAAAGGTCTTAAACATCCAGAAACATATGCTCGAACGCTTTCCGATCTATATAAATCAATCGAAGAAGAAACTGTAAATGATATATTTACAGCAAGTCCTGATTCAGACACACAATTACGAAATGATTATATACATCACCGAGATAAAAGTTACAAAATTATTACATATGATCGAAATCATCGTGATGTTATAAACAAGGAATATTCTCGAAATAATAAAACCGAACAAAATTCATCCACTTGGGATTATGGTATATATTGTTTAAATATGGAAGGAAAACCAGACCTCATTACTAAATTGAAAGGGAGATCTTTTATGGATAAAAATGTTTCTATTTTTTTAGAAGAAATCGTAGATTATTTTCATGAAAATGGTGTCAAAAAAATAATTTTATTTGATTTAAGCTGTTCTAATTTTGAATATGATGGCGACAATAAACCAATTATTAGTGATAGAAATTCGCGCAGAATTAGATTGAATATGATTAAAAACACATTAAATGGTGGGAAAAAAAGACGAATTAAAAATAAAACTATTAAAAAGAAGGTTAACTTAACGACGCAAAGACATAATCGTCGTCGGCGGTCGCGATCACGCGTTTAATATTTTATATTTATTAAACAACCATTGTTGGCGCCTGTGCTACTTTTTAAGAAATGATCAATCGTATGATTTGCTAAATTCAATGTATCCTTTTTAGTTTTTTTATTTGGAGCACGATGTTCATAGCCAGTTTTTCTCTCATTCTCAATAATATTCCATACATTTTCTATGGATTGAATATTATTTTCAAACCAATTTTTATTTCGCAAAACAAGAACACAGCTCAGTTTTTCCAATTTCCAATAAATTGATTTAACGTATACCAAGTTGAAATTACCATTTTCTTGTTGAGTTTGATATAATTCAATGTTTTCTTCTTCCCATTTAAGTATATCTTCTTTATTTATAATATTGATCGGTTTATAAAGATAAAAAGGTTTTCCTTCACGAATATTGTGAAAATATATAATTAATCCTTTTTCATGATGTCCAATGACATCACTTTCAAAAAATGTAGTCTCATTTTCAAATTCAGTGAATTTGGTTTCCAAAAAATCGCATTCATCTAAATCACATACTTCCATTTGTAATTGCATCTGTATCCAATATTCTTTTTTAGGAATGCCGTTTATCTCTCGATTTACAATATTTTTTATTTCCAACATACGTCCAAATAAATGAGACTTCTTATCAATATTGATTCCATCTGGTGAAGCTCCTAAAAAATAATAGTCTTCATGTTGTATACATCCGAAATCATCTACTTTTGTGTTGTATAAATATTCGTATAACATTACAGAGAGGGGTTCGTATTTCTGTCCCCAATGAAGAGTCGTGTTGACATTGACCATTTTTACTTTTTCATCATCTTCACTTAGTATGGATGTTTTTAATGGCTGACATTTTTCATATATCAATTGATTTACAGTAGATTGACTTTCGAATACTTTATATGCGTTACTAGCTGTAATTAGATTATGACGAAATTCATACCAATCGTCAGTTCGTTGAAGAGGTTGTGGTTTATTTTTTAATGAATTTATTTTATTTTCAATGATTTGCAGTTTCTCCAATGTTCCGTTGACATTCTCATCCAATGGATATGATATGATACCGTTACAACGTTCAGTATAAAAAGTTGAAATAAATATTTGAAACGCGTCTTCTAAAATATCATTCATATCTTCTTCTATCATTTCATTGTTCATTATTTCATATTCAAATTGAATATAATATAGATCTTTTAAATCTTCTAGAAAAGTCTCCTCAAAATCTGGTTCGGTTATAGCATTTGGATTGACGTTCATATAATCCTCCATAACATGAAAAACAGATTCCATAAACTCGAGTGTAAATTCTTCATTGAAAATGGTTTGTTCATCTTCAAATATTAATTTATCCAAAATATCTTCTAATATAGGTAATTCATTTATAAATGTTGTCATATTATATTTAATATATCAGAAACTTTTTATATTAAAAATAACAATTTAATAAAAAAAAATGATTGATTATGTTAAAATTACATTCAGAATAAATAATACAAAATGATAACAATTATGTTTGTAGAAAGACCAGAAAATAAAGGCAAAATGATTGTAGATTTTCAATTAGTCAATGTAAATTATTATTACGCTCCAAACGGTGTAATAAGAATCGCTCGTTTCGAAACCAGTTTCCATCCATATAATGATAGAGGTTATTATGGAGATATATATATGAAAAGATTTATACGGAAATGGAAAAATATGACATTGGGAAATATGCAACGAAAAAGAGAAATATCTATGGTTCGGTACATTCTTGGTAAAAAATACTTCCATGATATAATAAATTTAATTGTCGATTTCATCTAAATTATCATTAGTATTAGTATTAGTATTAGTCATGACAATTTTACTTTTGTTTCGAAAAGTACCTTGATTTTTCTTTGGTGGCAATGATTTTATTGTAGAAATCCGTTTTTCTATATTTTTTAACGTAAAATGTTTGTTTGATTTCACATAAACCAACCCAGGTATTTCTTTAATTATCCCATTCTCTTTATCATAAACTACATCTTTAATTCTTTGTAATTTTTTTCTATCCAAACAATCTCTTAAAAAATTAACTAGTAATTGAACTTCATTTTCTTGTAAACTATTTTTTGTTTTATATATTTCTATATATTCCATAATTTTCTTTATTTTGATAGGTTTATTCAATTTACACCAAGGTTCATTTTCACTCATATTTTTTTCATCTTCCAAAAATTTTTCTAAATTATTCAAATTTTGAGATGATTTTGTTTGAGTAATTGGGACGCCGGTTTTAAGCATAGTTTTGTATTGTATATTTTTAAGCTCAATACATTCTTCTTTCACTGTTTCTTCTTGTGTCGCATTTGATTGTTTCATTTCATTTTCAAACATTTCATCCATTTTATATAATTATGTATCTTTAAGTTTAACTCTTTTTAATATAAATATATAAATATATACTATTTATAGATATGATGAAAGAGATAACTATCGACAATAATGAAACAACTGAAACAACTGAAACAACTGAAACAAAGGATATTATCATAACAGGAACCAACAATCGATATTTAATAAAAAGAGCCAATCGAGAGAAAAACGTTCCAACAATTCGCAAGGTAATGAGTAAATATGATATTTCAATTGACGAATTGGATTTTAAAAAACAATTTGAATTATTACAAGAAATATACGATAAAATAGAGAATGATTCGAACAAAAAAAACATTCAAGTAATAATTCAAGAAATAACAAAAAAAATAAATAGTTATAAACAGCAAGATTTAATTAAAAAAATGTTCAACGAAGAATTATTTATAAATTATCAACTACTAGTTGAAAAATTACTACAATGTGAAATGAAGTGTTATTATTGTAAATGTGAAATGTTTATCCTATATGAGAATGTGAGAGAACTTACTCAATGGTCTGTAGATCGAATTGATAATAATAAGGGCCATAATCTCGATAATTTTGTATTGGCTTGTTTAAATTGTAATATTAAACGACGTAATAAAGCATCAGAAAAATTCTTGTTTACAAAGAATTTGAATATTATTAAAAAAAATTAGGATTTAAAAATAAAATATATAAAATATACAAAAATGGCAGAATATATTACAGCATATGAATATGAAAAAAATGTGAATCCTCAATTGAAAAATATTCCAATAGATAAAAAAAATATTGATGAGTGTGATTATGGTATAACTTTTATTGACTTTTCTGAATTATACAATGTAGATTATAAATCTACCACGCCAAATTTATTAGCAAGTTTTATTAAAATTAAAGCACATTGTATTTTTAGTGAAAATTCGAAAGTAGATAAAAATCTACAGTTTACTTCATCATCAAATTTATTTTATATAATGACAGGATCGTGTGAAATTAAGTTAGACGATGAAACCCACAACTTATCAGATGGAGATATCTTTATTTTTCCATTTTTTGAATCTATCCAAATTACCAACAAGACTACAGAAGATTTGTGTATCTATTATATCAATGATAGTCCATTGAACAATTATTTAGGATCTCGCCCTGAAAAAAAAATATTCAAATCATCCATCTATCCAAAAGAGTTTTTGTTGAATAATTTACACACATTGTCTGATCCAAAAAACAATAGAAAAGGGGTTTTATTGAGTAATAAAGATACAGAACACATTGGTACAAATACAATAACCCCTATTTTATGGGCTTTGTATAATGAACTCCCATCTAATACTGTTCAAAGACCACATAAGCATAATTCAGTAGCACTCGATTTATGTATTGGATGTAGTGACAGTGAAAATATATACACCTTGCTCGGAGACGAATTGGATGAAAATGGAAATATTGTAAACCCTGTAAAAGTTAATTGGAAACAGGGTGAAATGTTTATTACACCTCCTGGGTTGTGGCATTCACATAATAACACTGGCGATTCCGTTGCGTATATTTTACCTATACAAGACGCAGGATTGTTATTATATCAACGAATTCTAGGAATTGTTTTGCACTAACTAAATGAGACGAGATGTAAGAAATATATCATATATAATCATGTTATATATGATTTGTTGTTATGTTTATTCATCTTCCTTTCGTTCCCTAAAATAATTCATTACATCATCTCTGAATTCTTGTGAAAAATTATCACTAGGAATAACTACTCCATTATTATCATATGAAATAAAATCATTCGGTGAAAACTGATACTTGGACAAGATTTCCGTTCTCTCGCCATAATATCTGTTTTTCTTTTTACCATGATAATGATGTCGTATAATGCCTGGAACGTAACCTAAGCGTAGACCCTTCGCTTTATTTCCAAATTCTAACATACTATTATTATAATCATCACTATATTTAATATTAGTATAATGGTTTACTTTGTTTATGAATGAAAAAGCCATTATATTATCACCCGACCCTAAAATACCAACGTCATATATTTTACCTATTTTTTCGTAACCTTTTCGAGTAATCGCCCAAGCAAATCCTGGATGCCAAAAATCCAATCCCTTTTTAGCAAAATTTTTTTTCGTATAATAATTATAACCAAAACTAGAAAAAAGATTTAAAGTGGATTCGTCTTTGTCCATGTCAATAGCATGACTAAACAATTGTACGACATCTTTGTATCCATTCAAAATTTTTAGTGTGTCTAAGGCCCATGTATTACTGTCGAATTCAACGTCGGCATCAATCCAAGCAAATGCTTTGTAATTTTTAGGCAATAATTTTTTCACAGCTATGTTAATCATATTTTCTTTGTGCCACAATGGAACATTGGTTCTTATTTGTAAATGATTTGTATTAGTACTTTTTGTCACCATAAATTTTTGATCGTTGTATGCTAACTCTACAATATATAATCTTACATATTCTTCATCATTCATTCTACTAACAAATTGATTTAATAATTTGTATCTTGTAGCATATAAACAAGGGTTGGAAATAACAATTATAACATTTAACTTATCTTCTATAGGTAAATTATTATTCAAAGCGTATTTTATATCATTGATTTTATAATCAATATCATCGATTTCAATTCCATTAATTACTGTCATATTATTTATATTTTATATATTTATTTTTTTAAATAATTACTTATAAAAAATATTTGTAAGTATAAATATAACTATGAATACAATGAATACCACGAATACCATGAATACCACGAATACCATGAATACCACGAATACCACGAATACCATGAATACCACGAATACCACGAATAATTCAAAGATGTACAAAACACCAATTCAATGGAAATGGACTAAAGGTGAACATTATGATCGAAGCAAACGTCCAATGAAAGAGGACAATGAAGAACAATTTTCTAAAGAAATTGAAACGTCTGCTTATCAAACATCGTTGAATCACGATGAGAATACATGGGAGTTGATGAATAAAAATTTTGTATCGTTCAATAAGAGAGAAGACACTGATATGAAATTGTCAGAGCGTCAAATGGTGTGCCAGATAAATATGAATCCGTATTTAACAAATAATAGTTACGTAGATGACCTCAGTGTCCACGATCAATTTTTAAAACCAATTTCTACTAATTTTAGCAGGGAGAACTCAGCAAAAACGGACAATGAATAATTTGCGCGGATCAAAAAAGTTTTGGTAATATGAATTTTTTCTCTCGTTGTAAAGGTATTTTGAGAAAAAATAAACCTATTATAATAAATAATAACCCTAAATATTGATAAGGACTATCAAGTCGCTGTCCAAGAAATAATACAGCAGCTAAAGATTCAATTAAAGCGCTTATACCATCCCATGCTCCGTTTACTAATAAAATGGTAGATCCTTGTAATGATTTTATCAAAAAATATACAACTCCAACATAACCTAATGTACCAATAGAAAACGGCAATATTCCGCCTCCATTAGCATAAAATTGGTATCCAAAATCACCCACAATTTCGCAGATAGATAGTATTCCAATATCGACAAAACTCATCAAATTATATATAAATTATAAATTATAAATTATAAATAAATATAAATATAAAATGGAAAAGACTTAAAAATGTTTTATGAGTTACTTTAAATATATGAATTCTTTATCGTCTACTTATGTGACTCAAAATGATTTATTATTAAATAATTTAATTGATTTTTATAAAGATGAAACTAATTTGAGTACAATGTTGAAGATTATTACTGGAGAATCTCCTATTTCTTTGAGAATTGTTGATTGGTTTGCTACAAATTATGCTAAAAAAAATTACACGTTATACACAATAACGGATTCTTTCGGAAATATAAAAAGGTTCAAGGTTTATTTTGATTACAAATTAAAATTAAAAGCATATAGTAAGCGTAGATTTGATCCTTTTTGTAGATGGGAAAGGATCAATATTCCTTACCAAGGAGAAAAATTCATTGAAACCACGATAGGCCAATTGAATTTCTTTAAATGGGCGATTGAAAATAAAGTTATTAATTACATAGAAGAAAATTATGAGGTTATTGAAAAGGATATGAATTCTAGAAATAGCACATCCAAGAGAAAAGAATTGAAACTAGATAATACAAAAACGCGCAAAAAGAGAGAAGAGTTATCCGTATCAGCAACGAAGAGCATCAAAAAAGAGGAAGTTGAAATTGTCGTTCAGTTTCATTAAAATTGATCAGAATAAAATTATTTAAACATAAAAAAATCTATGTATTAAGATATAAAATATTATAATGGGAAATAATGTACAAACAATGAATAGAATTAATTTTGAAGACATACAATTTTTATTACACAATCCAGATAAATATATCATTATAAACACACTTGGAAGCAACGAACAAGATTGTTTGATACCTAACACAATCGACCCTGAAAAAGAAATCGCAATTATAAATCAATTACTTAAAACTGATTCAAAATATAAATATAAATATATGAAAATCATTGTTTATGGTAAAAACTCAAATGATGATACCATTTACAAAAAATATAATCAATTATTATCCTTGGGGTTTCGCGAAGTCTATGTTTATACAGGTGGTTTATTTGAATGGTTGTTATTACAAGACATATACGGTTACAAAGAATTCCCAACAACAAAAAAAGAACTAGATATTTTGAGATATAAACCAAGAAAAATGTTGAATGTATCCTTATTAGAATACTGAATTTTACGAGATTATTACATCGATCCATTTTTATCTATTTCTAAATTACATAGTTCATCTGCTCGAGTATTAAAATTTCGATAAATATGTGAAAATGTAATGTGTGTGAATTTTGTTTTCAAATTGTCAGCAAATTTATATAATTCAATTAAATTAGGTGATTTCACTTTATTCTCCCCATTCATTTGTTTGATTATTAACATAGAATCTCCTTCTACTGTTAATTCTGTTATATTCAATTCAATTGCTTTATTTAGCCCCATGATCAATCCCATATATTCAGCATAATTATTTGTTTCGTTGTATCCAACTAATTTTGAACCAGCCCATATTTCAACGTCATTTTGATAAATAACCGCACCTGAAGCAGCGAATCCAGGATTTCCTTTACTACAACCATCGAATCGCATTAAAAACTCTGTTTTGGGAACTATTTTCGCATTATTTTTTTGTAAAATCGCAGTTACATTGGAAAAACTAGATTTTAATAATGAAGTCATTTCTATTTCTATTTTATATTGGTTTATAAAATAGAAGACACTAAAGAATCAATTTTTTTTATAAAAATTAAACAAATCAAACAAATCAAACAAATCAAACAAATTACACAGAATACAAAAAATAAGGAACCATATAAACAAGAATGATCAAAATTATCACATTCCAGTTAAAAGATAAATTAGATAATATGTAACTTGATAATAAAACAGTAGAAATCATCATTGAAGCGTCTGCTATAAGTATATTCACCCCATTTTCTTTAGCATAAGCCGAAAAAACATCCAATACTTCACTATATCCCTTTTTAACATAAGAAAAATATTTATAAAAAGACAAATCATGTATCAATTGGACAATTACTACTAATAGTAAAAACCATCCAATAGACCATTTCCATTTGAAATAACTATAAATAAAACGAGCAATAATGATGCCAATAACAATACTCAACACATCAGCAATAAAAGCACCAAATCGGAATTTTACATACCATGTTTTTAATGTGTTTGTATGTATTCTCTTTGACAATAACAAATAAATTACAAATAAATCGGTAATAATAGCAGCGTTTAAAATAGGAAGCAAATCCGACGTTTTGTAAAAATTTGAAATATTCATAACAATTGGGTGGGTTTCTATATTAGTATTTTATAATTTTTTTTATTCATAAAAATTATATAATATTCAATGTATTATTTTAAGTATTGCGTCTAACTTTTCTAAATCAACCAATGCTTTTTTATGTAATAAAGCAGATTTATTTTTGGAATAATTTGTTACAAATAAATTATCTCTCCGATAATTCAATATTCGATTTTCAAATAGATCTTTTGATTCATTCAATGAATCTGTGTAATTATATTTATGACGCATCATTCTATAAATAATACATCGATCTAAATCATATGCTGCTAAAAGATCCGCTTCCCTTACAATATGATAAGCATGTTGATATTCTCCCAAATCAGGAAAACCATTTTCTTTTACTTTTGAATAAGACATTGTTTGAATTATTTTTGAAACGACCTCTAATTCATGATCTGGTAAATATCCAGTCATATGATTCTTTATATTTATTATACCATTATTTTCATCTAAATATTTTTTATCACACATGTCATGAACAATCGCAGATAAACTAATAATTTCTCTCTGATCTTTAAGATACGGAAACTTGTTCACCTCATCATCATAAATGTTATTCGCGTAATTAAAAACTTCCAAACTATGTTTAAGCGCATGGGATTCATCAATGTTATATTCTTGACTTGTTTGTATGACAAATCGAAATGCTTGATTTATAAGATTTACTAAACTCATCAATTTCATTTTACAGTTTACTCTTTAATATTGAAAATATAAAAGAAAAAAGTTAATATCAATTTTTTAATTTATTATTTTATCTTGTATATATTGTATATCCGGAATATTTACTACTTCATTGAATAAATAAATTTATTTATTTCATTTAACCATAATTCTAGTTGTTTTACATTTTGCTTGATATTAACATTTCCATCTAGTTCTAAAATCTCAACACTCAGAGACGACTGTTCTGAATTAGAAATCATATTTTCATGATATTCATCACAACTTGTTAAATAGCTCAATGGGATTTCAGATTCCCCTACTCGAGATCTTTCATGAATTCTATGAAAACAAACCAATGGAGCTGATCTAATATAAATAATTTTATTAATCGTAAAATCAGAAGCAAAACAATCGAACCATTTTAAATATATTTTATACATAACGTCTTCAATCTTTCCAGATTCAAAAAGCATTTTTGCGAATACCATTTTATCTGTATTTAAACTACGTTCGGTAATAATAATTTTATCTGGATTTTGTTTTATTGTATTTTTTAATAATGCTAACCGTGAAATATACGCCATCATTTGAAATGGGAACGAATATTTTTTTTGATCACTATAAAATTTTTCCAACATAGTATGATTATTGTTGTCTTTGATATCTTCCCACTCATCTACTGGTTCTTTTAAAAATATTATATTATCATTGTTCTTGTATTTTTCTCTCAAATTTTCCAAAAGCGTTGATTTCCCTGAGCCAATATTTCCTTCAACAGATATAATTTGCGACATTTTATTTTAATTGTATATAATTTTTAATATGTATTTATTCTATTTCAATTTTAAAAAAAAATGATAAATTTAAACAATTCTAAACAAATAAAATAACTAAAACAAAATGGATTTAAATCAAAGAAAATTAATAAAATCGGAATGGGAATCAATAGAAATTCCAGTTTCAAATGATGAAATTGATGTTCTTAAGTTAATTATGAATGGCTTTCATGATGTAAATATAAGGGTAAATAATAACAATTCGATCTTTTCATTTTTAAAAATTGATTATTCTACAAAAATGGAAGACTATTTATACAATAAATATTTGAGGGAAATTGTAGAAAAAATAACAAGTTGTTATAATTTAAATGATAGTATTAAAATAGATGTTCATAGTGATATTCATATTAAATCAGCCGATAAAATTAGATTGGAACGAAATAACATAGACAGTTTAAAATCAATTAATTTATATGAATATGTATTATTAGATTACGTAGAGAAATATCTATTCAACTGTGTAAAAAATAACCATAAAAAACTCCAAGTATTAAATTATTATACGTTATATAAATTATTAAAGAATAATGTTTCTTCTATAAATAGACATGTATTGAATTTTTGTAATCAAATTATTGAAATATACAGAGATAAAATAGATGTGATTGATTTTATTGAAAATTCTGTAGAATTAATAGAAAAAAATACGGATTTATTGAAATACAATGATATGATTTTATATGATCATCAAAAAGAAGTATTTACCATTTGTAAAAATCCATGCGCTAAATTAATTCTCTATATGGCTCCGACTGGTACTGGAAAAACATTGACTCCTCTTGGTTTATCGGAACAGTATAAAGTAATATTTGTATGTGCTGCTAGACACGTAGGTTTAGCTCTAGCAAGATCCGCGATTTCTATTAATAAAAAAATAGCTTTTGCGTTTGGTTGCGCTAGTGCTGACGATATTCGTTTACATTATTTTGCTGCTAAAGATTATACTACGAATAAAAGAAGTGGGGGTATACAAAAAGTAGACAATAGTAATGGCGTCAATGTTGAGATTATTATAAGTGATATCAAATCGTTTTTACCAGCAATGTACTATATGAAAGCGTTCAATCATAATGATAAAATTATTGTTTATTGGGATGAGCCCACTATAACGTTGGATTATAAAGAACACAGTTTTCATTCAATCATCAAACAAAATTGGAGTGAAAATATTGTTCCTACAGTAATCTTATCTTCCGCGACTTTACCGAAAATTCACGAATTAACTGAAACCATTGCTGATTTTAAGAGTAAATTTGAAAACAGTGAAATTCATTCTATTATTAGTAATGATTGTAAAAAATCAATTCCTATTATTAATAAAAATGGTTACATTGAATTACCTCATTATTTAACAAATGATTGTGAGAAGACAAAACAAATAGCAAGACATTGTAAGGACTATTTAACATTATTGAGATATTTGGATTTAAAAGAGATTGTCGACTTTGTTATTTATATTAATAAAAATAATTTGATCAATGAAAAAAACAAAATACATCGTTATTTCGAAACAATTGATGATATTAATATGAAAAACATTAAAACATATTATGTAGAATTATTAATGAAAATTGATGATACTAAATGGGAACAAATATACAATCATTTTATAGAAAATAGAGTTCCTAAATTAATTGAAAATACTGTAAATACTGTAAATGAACCTAAAAATAGTACAAGTTCACACATTTCAAGAATAAAGAGTATTGGACCAGGTGTAACGGTGGAATCTTCCAATAGCAAACTACTTTCTCGAACTATTACAGACCCTTATCTTAATAATAATAAACAAGTGATAGGTACTTCAGGTATTTTCGTATCAACCAAGGATGCTTACACATTGACAGATGGTCCTACAATATTTATTTGCGATGACATTGAAAAGGTCGCAAAATTTTGTATTCAACAAGCAAATATACCATCTATATTAATGGATGAATTAATGAAAAAAATAGAATACAACAATATTTTAAATCGTAAAATTGATGAATTAGACAAAGAATTAGAATATTTAAAAGAACAAGAAGAAAATAAATTAAGCAGCAAAAATGATTCGTCGGGGTCTGGTAGTTCAAGCATAAAAGGTAAGTCTCTAAAAAATGTTAGAAAATTTAATAGAGAAACAGACAACATAGATGAAAATAAGAGCAAAAAATCTAGATTAATAAAGGAGATTGAAGGTTACAGACAAATGATTAAAAATGTATCTTTGAATGAAACATTTGTCCCGAACAAATTACACCATTTTAAAAAATGGGCAGAAGGGTTGGACACCAAAAAATCGTTTACAAGTGATATTAAAGAAAATATTGTAAATGAAATATTATTATTACATGGTATTGATGATACATGGAAAATATTATTATTGATGGGAATCGGTGTATTTATTAATCACGAAAATATTAAATACACTGAAATTATGAAAAAATTAGCAGACGAACAGAAATTGTATATGATTATTGCTTCTAGCGATTATATTTATGGAACAAACTATCAATTTTGTCATGGGTATATTAGTAAAGGCATGAATTTAACCCAGGAAAAAATAATCCAAGCTATGGGGCGAATAGGTAGAAATAATATACAGCAAAATTACTCGCTACGATTTCGAGATGATGAACAAATAATGAAAATATTTACATCAGAAGCGGATAAACCCGAAATAATTAACATGAATTTATTATTCAATAGCAATAAAAATATTATTTGGAATGGGCAAAACTTTGAAGAAAGAATATTACAAAACACCGCCTCTTAAACGAAGAACTAAATGAAGTGTTGATTCTTTTTGAATATTATAATCATTCAATGTTCTATTATCTTCTAATTGTTTACCCGCGAAAATAAGTCTTTGTTGATCAGGAGGTATACCTTCTTTAGATTGAATTTTTTGCTTTATTATTTCAATGGAATCAGATGGATCGACTTCTAAAGTTATTGTTTTTCCTGTAAGTGTTTTTATAAAAATTTGCATTATTGTAACTATTTTATATAATCTAAATATTTTTATATTGATTCAAATAAAATATAATTTATTTTTTCACAGCAAATGGTCCACTCACTAATTCACTTTGACCATTGTCTGTTTTTCCGACAACAATGTTTTCACCTTCAAATAATTCTGAACGAATATCAGCAACTGAGATGTCTTCTTTTTCTTTGAAAAAAGTGTCGTTTGTATTAGTGATATTCACACCAATAAGGTTGCCTTCATCATCGATTGTTTGCGTCAAGGTGTTACCACTCTTTTCAGCCTTTTTGATATTTTCTTCAATTGCTTTTTGTTTTGTTTCTTTGATACGTTGATCAAAACTCATTTTTGCGTTTGTTTCATTTTTCTGTTTTTCGTGCATTAATTGATTCAATTCTTCTTCCATGTATTCCACGCGACCAGTCTTGTATGGTTCGGGATCCCAAGGCATCCATAAACCAACTGGTCCCACATAAACATCATGATTTGGGTCAATTTCTCTTAACATTTTACAACGTAATTCAGCCTCTTCTACCGTTGGATATACTCCTCGAATTTTTAAACCCCGACTACTTGTTTGAAAATTATGGTTGATGCTAAATAATTTTTCTAATTCTTCTTCATTGTTATCTAAAAATGTTTTGTATTCATCATCCATTGATGATGTTGACAGAATTTCCTTCTCATCTTTAACAAAGTCCTTAAAATCATTTGTAACATCATCAAATGACAAATTATATTTATATGAAATGAAATTCAAAAATTGAACAAATTTTTCCATCGACTTGTTGAAATCCCATTTCTTTAGGAATTCTTCAAAAAAAAACAACTCCTTTTGTTTAATAATTTTTTCAGGAGAAACAAAAGATACGCATGCGAATTTTTGATTAGCAATAGGCTTATCTTCTTCCAAAAGATCAACATATTTAGGATTTTCTTTTCCATTACTATCTAATTTTTTTTCAAAGCCAGATTTATTTGAAACATTCTTACCTTTAGAAACTCTACTCATTTTAAATTAATTTATATATTTAATTTTAAGTTTTTTATCGCATATAATATATTTTTTTCTTTTGAATTATTATAATGACTGGTTTAATTAATATTGCAGAGTTAGTCAAAAGAATCATTAAATATTTGGTTGAAGGTTTGATGGTTGCTATTGCTGCTTATGCTATTCCTAAACGTTCCTTAAACATTGAAGAAATTGTATTTATTGCTTTAACAGCAGCAGCTACATTCAGTATTTTAGATACTTATATCCCTAGTATGGGTGTAACAGCTCGTTCGGGAGCTGGTTTTGGAATTGGTGCTAATTTAGTAAAATTCCCTGGTGGATTTTAGAGATACAACATACAATATACAATACAAATTTATATAATATAATTTATATAGTTATATTATATCATGCCAAGAAAAGTAAAAACAATGAAAAAAAGAAGCAATGTGACGCGTCGTAATCGACGTACTAGACAAAAAAGAACATATTCAAAAAACAAAAGAGGAGGTGGATACGGAGGTAATCCATATTGCAATGATCCGAATTTTTCTATATTCAATACTAATTTGTTGAAGTTGTTTCCTTATTCAACCTTTGGGGAAGGTTGATAATGTTGATTTGGTTCAACCTTTCTCAAAGGTTGATAATGTTGATTTGGTTCAACCTTTCTCAAAGGTTGATAATGTTGATTTGGTTCAACCTTTCTCAAAGGTTGATAATGTTGTTTTGGTTCAACCTTTCTCAAAGGTTGATAAAGTTGTTTTGGTTCAACCTTTCTCAAAGGTTGATAAAGTTGTTTTGGTTCAACCTTTCTCAAAGGT